TAAAATAACACTCGAAAGGACGTAGCCATGAGCTACGCCTACATAATACTACTTAATACGCCAAATACGCAAGCCGTATATTCCTTTATTAACAGAAGCTTGACTTTTAATCTTGTATCCAAGTCGTCTAGTTACCTTAGTAACCTCAGCCAGCGCAGCTTCCGTATCTAAACAAGGGATAAAAAAGCTAGCGCCGACTATAAACTTAGACCAATTAATTCTGAAGTTCAGCCCGTGGATCAACATCTGGTGCGTTCTTAGCTGCTTCTATATAAGTATCGGTATCTAGGAAGTTACCTTTGGCAAGGTTAAACTTGTAAGCATCGATCGGTGACGATGGGATCTTAGTGCCTTTGGATAGGCGCTTTTTAATCTGACCCAAATAAATACCGTCGGTTTCTAAACCTTTCAGAACTTCCTTTAAAGTAATCTGATGCTTGGAACAATAGCCCCGTAGCTGTTTAGCATTGATATACAGCAGCTTTTCATCAGGCTCAATCCGTACAAACAAGTCATTAAATCTAGGCTCAACAATCGGCAACTGCTCCATACCAGACCGTGCATCAGCCTGAGCGTTAATAACTAAAGTAGAAGCCCGATGCTCATTCATAAACTCGCCGATTACGCTTGCTTGGTTATTGGCACTTGGGGCTTTAACCTCAGAGCGCATAATCTTAACTTCTTTAACTGCCCAGCGATATACCCTACCAATGTTAAAGTCAGGGATAATTTCAAGGTCTTTAGCCATCAAACCACCAGCAATATTACAAGCAACAACTGCAGACCAGAACCGCTCACGGTTAGTTAAACCAATCTCTTCATCCAGCTTTTGCTGTACGCCTTGCACAGTATTAAGTGCATCTTCTAGGTTATCAACTAAGTATTTAATATAGGTCTGCCCAGCGTGTCCATAGTTAGCGTATAGCTTATTAAATAACACGTCGGCGTCTTCCTTGTTGATCTTGTCGGTCATTTCAATACGATACTCAAACAACCGCATAAACTCGCCGTCTGGTGTAGCCTTAAGCGCAGCTAACTTATCTTGAAACGACGCATTAGAACTGCATAGCGCCATAGTAGCCCACTTGGTAGAGTTAATCCGCTCGGCGTTGGCATGCTGCATCATACGGTTCTTACCACGACCTTGCGAAATACCATAGGCTAAATCTGAAAAAGCGTCGCCTGATAACTTAGTAATCTCGTCAATCGTGACTGGCAAATTATTCATAATGCCCAGTCGGTGCATCATAGCATTGGGTGTATCTTTCCATTGAAGCATTAGCTCATCCGGATGTCCATAGACGCTGTTGCACATCTTTAGAATAGTAGACTTACCCGTACCAGACGTATTGTTTACCAAGTTAATAATTGCACCACGCAGGTTTAAATGCTTTAGCAACGGCGCACCAAATGCTGTAAAGAAACCAAACGCATGTGGCTCAAATCCTTCTTGGTTATAAATGTTAGCTACCTTTTGCCATTCTTCTAGCAAGCCAGTCGGCTGCATCCAGTTAGCTAAGTTACCTGTGGCGCTTGATGGTGGGCTATAACTAACCTTGTCAGCGCTAATCTCTTTGTCGCCTAGAATAAACTCGGCGTTATTATCTGTCCAACCAAATTGTGTTCTCATAATTTCTGTCCTTTGTTTATGTTGCAAATCTTTTGCGCAAGATATTAAAAACGAAGTAATACCTTCCATTTGCTTTTTAGGTCCATATACACCATACCAGCCTAGCTTATCTTTTAATTTTTCAAAAGCCATTAAGTCATTAGCTGGCATAGCGAACTCTTTTACACCGTCTTGAGGGAAGTGTGCCCTAATCCAAACCGACTCGCCTTTGGCAGGGTCATGTAAACGCTTAACAATATACAAATCGTGTTCATATATCATTACTGCATCTTCATCATCGTCTACTCCTTGCTTGTAAACTCCTCCGTTTTTACCTCGAAAATATGGGAAGGGAAACTCAGGAATAACAAACTTTTGCTTGACGCCATCAGCCGTCTCCGCAACCACCGGTGTATTCGGTTCGCTAACGGCAATTTCAGATCCAAGCTGTATCGGAGAAGATATCTTACCCTTGTGGATACATTCCTTGCATCCTTCTGGGTTGAGCTTTTCAAATGTCGCACAAGTGTACGGCCCCTTCGTAGATTGCGCTTTCTTCTCAGTTTGCGCCGCATCATATTCCGGGTGGTTACTTGAGATAATGTGTATCGCTTCTTCCGCATCAACACACGCATGAGCAATAGATAATCCTGCTCTCCATAGTGGCTCCTCTATATCTGCTTGATTTATAGCTATATGTTCTAGCTGTTTACAACCTTTGCTTTCTGTAGTCTTTATCAAAATAGTTTTAAATCTACTTTGACGATTATTCATTGCAGCTTGTGTAGCAGCGCTAAACTGACGTGGGATATAGTCAGGCGCAATCAACACCCCAATAGCCATCTTAATATCTTCGTATGGCGTCTCGGGCTGTAACTGCAATATCGATACAGGTAAAGCTGGCTCTTGCTTATAGTTAAATGTCTCAGGCACCCGTAGGATTGATGCGCTATCTGCAGTGCGTGATGGGTCTGCCCTAAACTTATGCTCTTCACACAAAGCCTTAAGACGCTCGGCGACGGGTTTCCAATCAGCACGACTAATAGTTTCTGCCAATCTCCAATAAGCATGGATACCACGACCCGAATTAACTACCGTTGGTAACGGTAACATAACGGCTTCACAAAACTTTTTGAGTTCTGCTAAACCTGTGGCTTGGTCTAAATAACCTTTGCCACTAATATCTTTATCTACTCCACAATCAATATCAATCCAAAACGATTTAAAGTATGCGCTGTTCTTCTGTGTGCGACCATCTTGGTCATTATCAAACTTAGCACAAGCAAAATAAACATCACAACGGTCAGCTACAAGGCTTGCTATTTCTGATTCTGCTTCCTCAATAGTCTGAACAAAAACCTGTTTGGGGCGCCCCTGACCTTCTTGTTTTAAACCGACGATGCAATACCACCCTTCTTGGGGTAAGACTGCCTCTAGTAAATCTGTCGTTGCCATATCACCTCAAAACCGAGAAAGGAAGGGCAGCAGGGAGATCGGCTTTCTCCTCTTCGTTCCGTCAAACTAGCTGCCCCGAGGGTGAACTATTTATTTAATAGCTTTTCTATTTGTACTACCGTAGCTTTGTGAGGCATTACTGTTCCAGTAAACCAGTTGTATACAGTCATCCGAGAAACTTTAAACTTCTCAGCAACCTGTGCAACAGGGATATCGTTAGTAATACAAAACCTACCAAGCTGGACCCCAATATGCTTGGAGTCAGCAGCTTTATTAGCTTTTACAAGCCGGTAGCTGTAGCCTCTTAGACTCATGCTTTCTCCGAACTCCATTCATTCATAATGGAATTTAAGTCTTTCTTAGGGGCAACTTCAGCATGCTTCTTCTCAGGGCGCTTCTTTGGTTCTTCTACTGCTTCTTCCAAATCAACATGTTTTGCTTTGATCTCAGCTTTGGGCGCAGCTAACTGTGCTGGTTTATCAGTCTTAGTAACTACAAACTCAATAGCTCGTTTAGCAGCAGGTGTGTCGCCTTGTTTCTTAGCTNCTTCCCATTGCTCTTTAGACAAGAACTTTAGTGGTTTGAAGAATAGCTTAGCAGTATCGCTATCAGGATCAAAGCGCATCTCAGTAGTAAGTGTATTTAAGTTATAGCCTTGTGAGCCAACATACTTAACATACTGNTCAAATGGCATGTGGGTTAGATCCCCCTTACCGAAGATAGATTTAGATGCCAACTGTAGTTGATACACATCACCACCAATATCGTCAGCGAGAGCAACAGCAATACGCCGGAAGTGACGACAAGCACGACCACCGCCTGCGCCAGAACCCTTGACATTTTGCGGACACTCGGTGCAATTATGGTGTTGTGGTTCTTCCACAGATGCGTCAGGTGTAACACCATTATTAGACCAACAATCTGGGATTGCAGCATCTTCTTTAGGGTTATAAGCTTTTGCATAAAAAGTCCTTGATACATCTTTAGCTGCGTTAACAATAACAACGTTAAGAGAATCGCTATTGCTTGTAAGCACCTCTTCTCCGTTTACTACCATACGGAACTTACCGCCCCGTAATGAAATACGTTTACCGCCTGTATTACCGACTAATGCTTTTGTAATTTCATCTAACTGTACGTCTTTTAAATAGTCGGGTAAATCTTGATTAAAAAGAGTGATTTCACTCATTTGCTTCTCCTTACTGTTATCGAGTGTTCTGCTTCCACATTTATCCCCAGCGGAAGCATATCGGGGTTTTCTTCTAAAAACTGCTTAATGTTTGTTTGATGTATACGCTTTTCTAATAACTCAGGCACGTGGTGTTCAAACATAAACTCATAAAACTTTTCCCAATCATTAGTCCAGTAACGTCTTTTTTCTGAACGCATAATTGTGCCATGGGGTGTCTTTAAACTTGTAGCCCCAGTAGCTTTGCACACATCTAACATTTGTGATTCAAGAACTTTAAGTTGTCCTTCAAACTCAGCTTCTACTTCTTCAGCTTTCTTACGGGCTTCATCCCGTGCGTCTCTGATCTTAATATAGACTTCGACAATCTTATCGACTGGTGTATCTGTCATACCTTCCTTTCTTTGTACGAATCTTTGTTCGTTAAATAATAATACCACAATGATTTACTTTGTCAAGTGTTCTCATTTACCTCATTTTTGTATAGGTCTATCAGTTTATCATGGACACTTAATTTGTTTTGCAGCATTGCGTATAGTCTTGATTCTACAGGGGAACCTTTTATATGGACTATGGTCATAGCGTTTTTCTGGCCCTGACGATCGATACGAGCATTAGCTTGCAGATAGGTCTCAATGGAAGTAACAGGGCTATACCAAATGATTGTGTCGGCTGCAGTTAGGGTAACCCCGTGTGCCGCAGCTTGTGGCTGAATAATCAAGACCTTAGGAAATTCTGTCTCTTGGAATCTTTTAAAAATTTCAGTCCGCTTAGATACGGAGACGTCACCATTTACAATCTCGCAGCTAATACCTGCCCCTCTCAAATGCTCACTGAGTATCTGTATTGTATGAGTAAAAGGAACAAACACAAGCACCTTATTGCTTGACTCTTCTATTACTTCTGTGATAACTCNAAGACGGTTAGANACGTCAAACTCAATAACAGCACCTGTATCAGAATATACNGCACCACCACTGATTTGTAGAAGCTTGTTAAGGTTGACTGCTGCATTAACGGTGCTAATCTCTTCGCCGTCTGCAACCATAAGCATTTGTTTTTTAAGGATTTTGTAGTATTTCTCCTGTTGCGGAGTAAGGGGGGCGTCTCGGAAAACATGTGTAACCTCCGGTAGATCTAAACATTCCTTTTTAGTGAAACGTATAGCGGGTTGAAGTGAATTAAAAACTATTTGACTAGCATTAGGTTTTGGCATCCATTTAAACTTACTAATGTTAATCATGGTCTGATCTCTAAATGCGCCAAAGAACCTAGGCACTCGATCAGGAACGCATAACTTAGCCAAGCCATAAGCATCGGTTGGGTTCTGTGCTGCTGGTGTTCCTGTCATCATCCATAGCCAAGTATCGGGCTTGAGGAGTTTGCTTAAAGTTTTCCAGCGCTGGGTTGATACATTCTTGTAAGCATTGGCTTCGTCAATAATAATTAAATCAAACCCACCATTTGCAATACTGTCGGCGACGATCTCAACACCGTCATAGTTAATAATAATGAAGTCGGCGTCGCCTTCTATGATAGCCTTGCGTTTAAAACGATCTCCGTAAGCCACGTCTACTTTGCGGTGAACAGCAAACTTAAATAAATCAGCTTGCCATGCGGACTGCATAATAGACAACGGACAGATAATAAGGACTCGGTTAATAGCGCCTTGATTTAAAAGATAGTCGGCAGCCCAAATAGCTGAGGCAGTCTTACCTGTGCCTTGCTCATTAAACACAAAAGCACGAGGATGTAGTGTTAAAAAGTTAGCCGTTTCACGCTGGTGATCCATCGGAGGAAACACCCCAGGCCATTCATAGTCACGCTGAATCGGTGACGGAACTTTATTTACTTTTAACCTAGCTAATGCTTGAGCTTCTTCTAAACCCCAATGCACAACAACTTTGTGCATATCGCCTTCGGTTTCAACTATTTCGCTTTTCTCAATACATTCTTTTACTAGGTGGGGTCTTCGAGTGTTAATGACCAATGCTTTATTATTTATTATTTCCATTTTTCGGTCGGTTCTTTTTAACTGTGTGGTCTGAGTTCCGGCTGAATGATCGATTGGCGCTGGGCGATTTGAGCTTAAGATTTGACGGGGCGTTAGTGCCGCCTTTCGAAAGAGGGACAGCATGGTCAATATCCTTTCCCTTGCGATCTACTCCCTTTTTGTCCATCGCATAACGTGCTCTCTCCCGAGCGTTCCGAGCTGGCTGTTCCCCCCGAGATTTCTGTTGCTGATACTCTTTCTTGTAGGGGCGGGGCTTGTTCACATAGGGCATATCTGTCCTCATCTTTGATATAAATGTAGACGCATCCATCGCCTAACACTACGTATTTTGGCACATTTTCAGTATTTTTGCCATAAAGAGTGTCAATTACATCATCAAAATTTACATGCCCAACAAAAGGGATTGGCTCTGAATTATTCATACTGTGGGCTACCCCAAAATTTGCTTATATTAGATATACCTATAATGTCAGGTTCATGCATGCTGGTAATCAATGCGCCCTCTACTTCGGGAGTTTTAGACATAGTCCGCCATTCTACGAATATAGTTTCGGGATGCTCGCACCGTTTTTGTTTAAGCATTTCCAGCTTGTATTCGTGAGTGCAATCCATACAGTAATTAGTCCAGTCCATAGGTTGCCCTACTTTTGCTACGGTATGTATGTATTCTTTATATTGTTCCTCGCTTTCAAAACAAGGTGGGAACCAATTCGGATTGTATTGTTTAATTGTGATCATACTTTTTCCTTTGCTAAGTGAAGAGCTGCTTGATGGATTCTTTCATTAAACCAACGACGGATGCAATAACTACGAATGACACTAATGATCGTATAAAGTAAGCCCATGAAAAAGTTTTCAGAAAGACTAATATGAAAACCAAACAAAGGAAGGATAAGAAGATTAGCGCAATAATTGATAGCAAAGCCAATAATGACGTTAATGCATGCTTCATAAAAACTCCCTAANCTAGTCTGCCCCATTCATCAACTCCTTAGGNGGTCTATCATCGCCTTCCAAGTAAGTCTTAGAATACAAAGTAAGCATCCGTAAGTTACACATAACATGAGCAAGGTGTGGTAGTCCTGATTCGGAGTCTATATCTTCACCGCTTTGCCACGCTGCTAAATGCCGTAACGCACAAGCATACGGAACAGACCAAGGCATACCCTTAGCCCAATTCCATGCGGCATATTTCTTTTTACCGTATTCCCATAC